CGGTGGCGCGACCAAAACCGCCATCGATAACGGGGCGGGTCAGCTGACCGGCGATGCTACCGGCACCATCAATTATGTGACCGGCGATCTGGCCCTGCGGGTGGCAACCCTGCCGGATGGCGGCCAGGAGTACCAGGTTGTTTACCAGTACGGCGAGCCGGACACCCAACGCTTTGACTACCCGGCCCGCAACCCGGACGGGACGATCACCCTGCAGCTGACCAAGCAGAACCTGACTCCCAGAATGGTCTCGGTGCGCTGGAATGCCCTTTATGAGGATGTGAAGGACGACACCGAACTGGTGATCGCTACCCGTGACCCGATCATCAGTGTGCGCGACAACGGCGCGGGCAAGCTGCTGGATACGGCAGGGGTGGAACGGGGCAGCGTCAACTACACCACCGGCCAGATCACCATCAAGCCGGATGGCCAGGGCGGCATTCCTAAAACCCGCTATGAGTGGCGCACCATCGGCACCTATGGCGATGGCCACGGCAACACCATTGCCCGCCAGCGCTGGACACTGGTGGAAATCTACTATGTGCAGGCCGCCTACCTGTTCCCGGTGGACGACAGTGGTTGGGTCGAGGTGGAGTACCGCAGCAACAACGCCAGCAGCGCGGGCCAAGACACCGTGAAGGCCACCCCGTTGGTGCTGGATATCACCCCGCGCAACGGCGAGGCGATCCTGGCCAACTCAGTGCGCTTTGCCCTGGGTGGGTCTGTTTATGTGGACAGGCAAGGGATCCTCTATCGCAACATCGACCCCGCCACCGGAGCCGGTGAGCAGGCCGGTACACTGGATTACGCCACCGGCAAGGCCACCGTCACGGTCTGGAACCCTGGCGCGGTGCCCGTACCTGCCCTGAGTTCGCTGGTCACCAGCCTGGTGGCCCAGACGGTGGACGAGGTGACATTCAGGACGCCGGGGGCACCCATTGCGCCATCCAGCCTCTACCTGAGCGGCAACACCGCAGACGGTCGCCGGTTTGAGGTGACCGCCAACGGCGATGGCACCATCACCAGCCAGGATGTGAGCGGCAAGGTGGACTATCAGACCGGAGTGGTATCGGTACGCTTTGGCCGCCTGGTGACGGCGGCGGGCAACGAGAGTAAACCCTGGTACGACCCAGATAGGGTGGTCGATGGCAAGATCTGGCGCCCCTTGTCGGTGGTGGCTGACACCATCCGGTTTAATGCGGTGGTCTATAGCTATCTGCCGCTCGATGCGGATCTCATCAAGCTGGATCCGGTGCGTCTGCCATCAGATGGCCGGGTGCCCTTTATTCGTAAGGGGTACATCGTGGTGGTGCATTCCACCAAGCACAGCGCCTTCCCCATGGGGGTGCAGGCAGGGCAACAGCACAACACTGGGCGCGAACGGCTGGCCTATTGCCGGGTGGAGGACAAGAACGGCAAGGAGCTGGCGCCGCAGCTTTACAGCGTCAACATGAACAGCGGGATGGTGACCTTGGCCAGCCCGCTGAACCTGACCGGCTATGTGGAGCCGCTGACCGTGGTTCACCGGGTTGAGGATATGAGCCTGGCCACCGATGTGGAGATCTCGGGCCGCATCACCCTGGCACGGCCCCTCAGTCACAACTATGAGGCGGCGGATACCCTGGTCTCAAGCGCTCTCATTATCGGTGACTTGTGGGCCCGCTATGGGTCGCTGTTCGACCAGCGCACCTGGACAAATAACTGGTCTGATTTTCTGATTGGCGACCCCTGCACGGCGGAATACAACGACACGGACTTCCCGATCGTGGTGACCAACCGGGCGACCCTGCAAGAGCGCTGGGCCATCATCTTCCAGACCTCCACCACGTTTATTCTGGTGGGGGAACATGTGGGCCAAATCGCGGTGGGGGATGTGAATACCGATTTTGCCCCCATCAACCCCAACAACGGCCAGCCCTATTTCAGGCTTGACCGGCGTGGCTGGGGGGCCGGTTGGGCTGCGGGCAACGTGCTGCGGTTTAACACCTACGCCGCCAATTACCCGATCTGGTTTATCCGCACCATCTTGCAGTCGGTGGCTGCGGTAGATACCGACCGTTTCGAGGCCCAGCTCAGGGGCAACGTCAACCGTTAACCGGTGAGGCGTTGCGCCTTGCCCGTGGAGAGAAAAGTGATGGCTGAATACAAGGTCAAATGGTTTGCAAGCGAGATGCAGGGCGCACCGAGTCTGGGCGATACCGCAGAGGGCGCCCTGGCGGCGCTGCTCAAGGCGGTGCTGGTCACCGGCTTTGGTACCCTGACCATCAACGCGCTGGCTTTCGATGCCGCCAAGGGGTGGGCGGTGGCGACCTTTACCGGTGGGCATGCCTATCTGCAAGACTCAGTTGTCCAGGTCGAGGGGGTATCGCCTGCTGCCTACAACGGCGAGCATCGGGTGATGCAGGTCACCGCCACTCAGGTCTGGTTTGAGATTGACGGCGGCAACCCCGGCGCTGCCGGTTCCGGCGCAGCCATGACGATGAAGGTGGCGCCGCTTGGCTGGACGATCACCCATGAGAGCGGTGACGGGAAGATCTTTATCGTGCGTCCCACCAATGTCAGTGAGTCGGGCAATGTCAGCCTGCGCATCGACAACTCAGCCTTTACGGGGTGGATGGGGGCAAACTATTTCAACTATCTGGCCAAGGTGGCGATGGTTGAGGATGTGGTGGATATCAACAGTTACACCACTATTGGGGAGTGGCGCTGGCCTTGTACCGGGCGCTTTTCCAACCGGCGCTGGGATCTGGTGGGCGATAGCCAGCTGTTTTACTTCATGCCTGCTTATGCGGCAGGTAACTACCAGTTTATGTATAGCTTTGGCTATATCCGCTCGGTTCGGCCAGGCGACCGCTATCATGCCGTGATTAACCATTACCCGACCACCAATGCCAATGAAGCCGGACGAAACTGGCAAGGAGGGTCAGGAGGCAACACGCTCTGGGGCAACTTTTACCCCAACTTTGACAACGCCAGCCACCGGGTCATTGCTCGGCCATATCATCAGCTATTTGGTGCCACTAACTGGTTTATCAAAGGACTGTTTGGCCGATTCGGCAACGGCTTGAATATCCCCAATGGCCCGGACAACGGCTTTTATGTAACCCAGGATCCCACCATGGTGCTCGAGAGTGGCAACCACTTGCGTGGGTACTTGCCCGGTTTGGTATGCCCGTTTGCCACCATAGGGGCATGGGACAGGAAGAACTTCAAAGACCTGCCTGCAATGCCTGGCAAGTTGTTGCGTTTTGTCCGGGTTGGCTATGACGAGAACAATTATAACTGGGGGCTGACCTGCCTGATGGGCTTTGACCTTACTGGGCCTTGGAGGTAAGTCATGGCGACTTTTGCACCAAGCAGGGGTTTCCTAGTTGTTGTGCAATCCCAATCTGGCTCTGGAAATGTACCTTTTTACAACGTTGAAAGTACGGATGGGCCTGATTGGGCTGCCAATTTTGGCGAGACGGTCGATATAGGTATTTTCAAGTTTATCTACAGTTCTGGTGCTGGGGGGGACACTGGGGTACTCCCTACCAAGACGATCACACTTGCGCCTAGACACTACGTGTTCAGGTTGGAAATAAGCAACGGCAACTGGAACCCAGATTATTCAGATATGGATCTGGAGTTTCTGGATGATACCGGGGTGGTACTGGCGGCGATTCGCACCCGTTATGATGGCGCTTATCGCCATGGTCTTTGGTATGGCCCGAACCTGGCCAGCCTGACCAAAGCACCCCAAGCAGGCGCATACCCACTCACTTTTGGCGCCTTGAGCTTTAGCGATAGCGCTTTAGTCTTTACCACTGACCCGGTTGGTAACCGCAACCAATCGTTTAGCTTTGCCTGCCAACCGCAAAAATTTGCAGCAATGCGGTTTAGTAATCTGCGTGCCCAGTCAACATATACCGGGTCTGGCGTGGCCATGGTGCGGGTGCTTATTCAGACAGCACCTGCTGGATTTAATGGCGACTTTGCTGCGTTGACGGCAGAGCAGTACACCGCGTTGCAGCCGGATCTGGTATTGCCAGCCGGTGCTGCTATTGAACATCAATCAGGGGTCGGGTTGGTCGCTTCTGGCACTGCACCATCCTACGTCTTGGCCAGGGGGATTTTGCCTGGTCAGACTGGGGTGCTGTTTGATGCGACTGGCGCTGTGGTTGCCAAACTGGCCTACCTCAATGGTATGGCGGTGCTGACGGTCGTCGGGGTGACCACTCAAGGGCCAGCGGATGCACCCTATCTCGGCTTGGCCGCTATCAATGGGCAGGTGTTTGGCTACTACCAGACCAAGGTGTTTACCCGCTCAACGCAATTCATTGCCTCAACGCAATACAAGATATGGATAGAGCTACAACCGGGAGATCTCCTGGACAGGATAGGGACTGAATTTGTCCCGCTCCAGGTCGAGTTTACCTATGTGCTGTTCACCACAAGGATGACCGTCACCGTAGCCAACCAAGAGACCCGCGCCCAGTTCCTGCCGCAAGATGTGGCGTTGCAAGGGAAACCGCCGTTTTATCCTGGCCCGTTGAGTATTCAGCAGATGAGCCAGCGAGTGATCTGCAAGGGGCGAGATTACTTCTGGATCCGCGATGGGGTGCGCAACGTGGAGCAGGGGTTTATTGAAAGTACGGTGACCATCAGCGGGATGGGAGTGCGGCGGCGGGTACTTTGCTTTACCCAGGATGGTGAGCTGGTTGGCGAGACCTACAGCCGCGCATCGGATGGGGTCTATCGGTTCGATCTGCTGTGGCTGAATCGCCGTTATATGGTGGTTGCCCAGGATGACCCGGCATATGGCCCCGCCGACTACAACGCCGTAGCCGCCGACTATCAGGCGCCAAAACCCTACCCGCCTGGTGGTGGCGTGGCGCCCGAGCCGTTCCCCCTGATTGCCCTGCTCAAGAGGAAATAACCATGATCTCCTATGCCGAAGGGCTGCGCACCAGTCGCGCCCAGCTATTGGCCACGGCCATTGATACAGGCAGCGGGGCCAGTGCCAAGCTGACTATCTATACCGGCACCAAACCGGCACCTGGGGCGGCTACGACTGACCAGCTGGCTCTGGTGATGCTGACGTTCAGCCACCCTTGCGCCAAGACGATCAGCGGTGGGGTGCTGACCCTGAAGCCCCTGGCCGAGCAGATGGCCACCGCCAGCGGTGCCCCTACCTGGGGGCGCATTGTTGACCGGGATGGGGCCTTTGTGGCGGATCTCGATGTCGGGGTGCCGGGCAGCGGCGCCGATCTGGAGCTGCCCGCAGCGGAGTTTTTTGCCGGTGCGCTGATCCGCATCAATACCGCCACCATCACTGAACCGTAACCGGGGGCCCCATGGCCAGAAAGGATGCGAGCTTAGAACTACGCAAGGCCAGGAACCGCACCGGCCAGCTGGAGCTGAACCAGTCCGACGTGGTGCGCCTGGTCGGCATCCTGAATAGTACCAACTTGCCGCCACGCCTGAGTGCGTCACCGGGTCTGGTGCTGTCATCGGTATTGGATGGCGCCCCGCATCGTTCCAGCGCGATGCTGGGCGGCTCTGTGGTGCTTGATGCAGTGCTTGCCAGCCACACCCATAGCCGTGGGGAGTTGGTCGGCGCATTCGTCATTGAATGCACTATGGCCAGCACATCACGCGCCCCGGTGCCGGTGATCGCCGGGGAGTATGACCAGAACGTATTCCGGGGCCCTGCCAGTGCAATGGGGGATGAGTGGGAGCGGGCAGATAGCCATTCCCAGGCACTCAGTAGCGAATGGCAGAAGGCCGGTACCGAGCGGGCAACCAGCAGCTCCCTGTGGCAGCAGGCCGCCGCGCATCAGCAGCAGGTGGCTGAGCTGGGCGAGCAGATGCCCCAGACGTTTATGGCGAATCAACAGCGCTTTGCCGAGGGGCTGCCGGTCAGCCAGCAGAACCGCCAGGGCTATGACAGCCTGGCCGCTGGCCATGTGGCTAATCAGTCCCTGTGGGTCGAGGCGGCGCCGGTCAGTAGCTGGCGCCTGGTCGGGTTCACCAACCCGCCGCGCTTTGACCAGGTTTGGCAGGCTGACCAGTGGCAAGAGGGCATCCCCATCGGTAAAGGGGTGGCCGCTCAAGCCTGGCACCACGGCAAGCCGCTGATAGAGGGCTGGTGTGATGGTTGGGACGAGGCCATGTGGTCACCCAAGGGCAAGACGCCGCAGCCAGAACCACCCAAGCCCCCCATCCGCTCCGATAAGCGAGTGCTGCGGCTGGCGTTCGGTCGCAAGCACGACACGGCAGAGCTGGAGTTTGTCTAGCAGGCCAGTGATGCGGCAATCGTCATTCCAACCCGGAGGGTTTATCTGGTGAGCAATACAGCAAAGATCGTGCGGGTACGCGATGGGATCGATATCCCGGCCACTGCAGTGAGTATCGAACTCGACACCGATTCCTGGGCATGGCAGTTCAGCGCCCAGATCCCCCGTATCGCGGCGGCTGCACTGACCGATGAGGAAGAGGTCAGCATCCATATCAATGGTCAGCAATGGGACTGCGTGTGCGATGGCTGGCAATCGAGCCAGAGCTTTGGCCGCGAGTCGGCAACGCTGACGGGACGCTCTTGCACCGCTTACCTGTCACCGACCCATGTATTGGCGCAGGCGGTGAGTGAGCCTGCTGCCGCAACCATGGCCCAGCTGGCTGCAGCCATATTGCCGGTGGGTTGGACGCTGGATTGGCAAGCGGCTGACTGGTTGGTGCCTGCCGGGTTCTTTAGCCTGGATAACCAGACCCCGATCGAGGTGGTCAGGTACCTGGCCGAGGCGGCCGGAGGTTTTGTGCTGCCACACCAGCGCAACCGCCATCTGGTCATCAAACCACGTTATCCCACAGTGCCGTGGCAGCTCGATACTGCTCAGGCCGATGTGGCGATCCCCCGCGCCATCATTA